CATTGGCGTTGGTCCCCAAAGACATCGACATTTGCGTTAGCCTCGACCTCGACGAGGAGTTGCAACCCGGCTGGCGCGAGGAGATTGAGCGCGTCTGGTCCTACGGCACGACGCGCCTGCGCTACAAGTTCGACTGGGGCGTCGGCATTGTCTTCTATTACGAGAAGATACATGGCCGCGTCGGTTACAAGTGGCACCACCCCTGCCACGAGTATCCCGTGCCTGACCGCATAACCGAACGGTATGCGCGCACGGATATGCTACTCGTGGTCCACAAGCCCGACCCCACCAAGTCGCGTGGGCAGTACCTAGACCTCTTGCGCGTTTCCACCAAGGAAGACCCAGTTGACCCGCGCAACGCTTTTTATTACGCCCGCGAACTTAGCTTCAACGCTAATTGGAACGACGCCATCGCCGAGTGTAAACGCTACCTCGCGCTGCCCGGAGCGACTTGGGACGGCGAGAGATGCTACGCCATGCGGGTTATTTCTCGTTGTTACAACGAGATGGGCGACAAGAACGAGGCCCTGAACTGGGCGCGGCGCTCCGTCGCGGAGGCTCCCAACAGCCGGGAACCGTGGTGCGAGGTGGCCAACATCGCCTACCAGATGCACCGCTGGCCGGAATGTTACGGCGCTGCAATATCTGCCTTGGCCATCACCAACCGCGAGCTAGTCTACACCTGCGACCCCAAAGTTTGGGAAGCACAGCCCCACGACCTCGCATCTATCGCGGCGTGGCATCTTGGGTTAAAAGACAAGGCTACTGAGCACGCAAAAGACGCCCTGTCATTCGAACCCCATAATGACAGGCTAAAGGCTAATGTGATTATGATGCAAGGCGCGGCTAATGACGGACTTACATGACATGGAAACGAAGCTCAGTGTCCATGAGGCCATCTGCGCCGAGCGATACATAGGGATTAACGCCCAGCTCAAACGCATTGAGATGGTCCTGTTCTCGACTGCGGGCGCTTTGATCTTGGGTCTAGTCGCAATAGCGTGGTCAGTGGCGTCTAGCCGATGAACGAGAAGCTCAACACCATCATTCTGATGATCGTCATGGGTACGCTGTCGCTGACCATGACCGCCGTCATCTTCGTGTTCTTGGCCGGTCTGTTTGACAGCAAAGTGAACAACGACGAGATTTTCAAAATCCTTGGACCGGCGTTCCAGACCATTGTCGGCGCGTTTGTTGGCGTCCTTGGCGGCAGAGCGATGAGACAAAATGACCCAGATAACTGAACACATCACCCTCGAAGAGCTAACCAAGAGCCAGACGGGCGAGCGCCTTGGCCTAGACAATCTGCCCCCTGCCGCTGAACTGGCGGCGTTGAAGGCGGTCTGCGAGCACGTCGTGGAGAAGGTCCGCGCCCATTTTGGCAAGCCCGTCCACATTAACAGCGGCTATCGAGGCCCAGCCCTGAACAAGGCCGTAGGCGGCGCGTCTAGCAGCCAGCACTGCAAGGGCGAGGCAGTCGATATGGAAATCCCCGGCGTGCCTAACGGCGACCTTGCCATCTGGGTGCGCGACAACCTCGACTTCGACCAACTGATCCTTGAGTGCTATAAGCCCGGCGTGCCAACCAGCGGCTGGGTTCACTGTAGCTACAAAGATACTGGCAACCGCAAGGATGTGCTTACGGCTTCTGTTATTAACGGCAAGATGACCTACTCACCGGGGATACACGCATGAAACATATCGCCATCCTCGCCGCTGGCATGCTTGCCATCTCGGCTCCGGCCCACGCCCGCAGCTACCAAATCTGCCACCAGAAGTTCGCGCTCTGCGCCGCCTCACCTAGCACCCCGACCGGCAAGATGATCACAGTCAACGTCGAGGGCGGCGGCACGGCTCAGTTTTCAGAAGCGATGGCTGTCTGCCCGGTGCTAAACGGCCCGGCCATTGCCGACGTGGCTGGCGGCAACATGAAGGGCTCGTGCGATCAGCCCGGCCCCAATCAGGTTTGGAGCCTGTACCAGTACCGCGACAAGTTCCCGCAGGCTCCTAATTGGTCGCGCAGCGACGTGGCCACCATCCGCACCTTCACGACAAGTGCTGGTAATGGGCTGTCAAATATGTTCTCTTTCGCCTGCACGCTTGAACCCAAGCGTGTCGGCACCGTTAAATTGGCCAAATGCTACGGCCCAATAAACGAGAACATTGCCGGTGCGCCCGTTGTTTCGGGCACTCTTGTGGTCACCCAAGCGCCTACGGGCGCGACCTACCCGGTCGGTGGCCCCATCCCTCAATAAGGAAAACAACCATGTTTGGTATTCTTAAAGGCAAGAAGACTTACATCGCTGCGCTGCTGACCATCATTGGCGCAGGCGCTAGTTACGCTACCGGCGACGCCACGGCCATACAGGCCATCCAAATGGCGGTCACCGCCATCTTGGCGGCTACCCTGCGGAACGGCTTGCGTTAACCAAAGTGCGAGGGGCGGCCCGTGACAGGCCGCCCTTAGTGCGCTATAAAAACAGCTTGACGGTCGAAGCCTCATGTAAGGTTGCGGCGTCCATCACCCACCAGTAGGTGCTGTATGGCGACGACGATGACCTTCACGACGCTCCAACAGGACGTGCGTCGTTATCTTGAACGTGGTGCTACCCTAGCCGAAGACGCCATCGTCTACGAGCAAATCCCGCGTCTTATCAATCTGGCAGAGCGCCGGATCGCCCGTGAACTCAAAATCCAGGGCTTCATCAACGTCGTCACCGACACCCTGATCGTCGGCCAATCCGTCTACCAGAAGCCCGACCGCTGGCGCGACACGGTGTCGATCAACATCGGCACGGGCGCTACCAACGATGTCCGCAAGTTCCTGTTTACACGCGACTATGAGTACCTGCGCTCGTACTGGCCCGACGAGAGCCTGACCGAGGAGCCGGTGTTCTACGCCGACTACAACTACACCAACTGGCTGATCCTGCCGCCGCCCGACGAGGCTTACCCCTTCGAGGTGCTGTACTACGAGCTGCCGGTGCTGCTGGACGACGAGAACCAAACCAACTGGCTCACCGACTACGCGCCGCAGGTGCTGCTGTACGCCACCCTGTTGGAGGCCACGCCCTTCCTGAAGAACGACGACCGCATCCCAGTATGGCAGCAGATGTACGACCGCTCGGCGGCCATGCTCAACGGCGAAGACCTCGCCAAAATCCTTGACCGTTCCGCCGTGCGGAAGGAGGCATAAGTGTCATTCACCCAAGTTTTTGGCGGCAACACGATCTACCCGTCGGATGTCAGCTATCTGGCCCTGGCGCTCACAGCCGACACGGAACTGCAATGGCCGCTGGAAACAGCGACCGGCAACGACATTGTTGCGCGGATCATCGACGTTACGCCGACCGACGCCTACTCGATCACGATGCCCGACGCGATGCTGACGGGCGTGGGCCAAGTCACCCAGTTCTTGAACGTCGGCCCCGACACCATCACGATCAAGGATAATGCTGGCGGGACGCTGCTCTCTATTGATGCGGGCCTGACCTTCACTCTGTACCTGACCGACAACACGACCGTCGCCGGTACGTGGGAGAGCTTCCAAGCCGGTGCCGCGACGGCGCAGGCCCAAGCCTCTCAACTGGCCGGTTACGGCCTGATCGCCCAGGGCAGCCTCCTGTCGCAGTCGCAGCCCGTCACGGTCTTCAACAACGACTTTACGCTTGGCGCGGGCAACCGCGCTGCGGCCTTTGTCTGGGAGGGTGGCCTCGGCACCCTGACGCTGCCGACCGCCTCCTCGGTCGGGAACAACTGGTTTGTGGCTGTCCGTAACAGTGGCGAGGGCAACCTCACCATCACCGCGCAGGGCGGCGACACCATCAACGCCCTAAGCACGCTGGTCCTGCGCCCCGAGGACAGCGCCACAGTCATTACCGACGGCACTAGCTTCTTCACTGTCGGCTTCGGCCAGCAGGCCGTGTTTGCCTTCGACTACACCTCCATCAACCTAGCGGGCGAGGGCGGCGGCGACTACACCCTGTCTGGCGCGGAGCTAAACCGCATTGCCTACTCCTTCGTGGGCGAGATTGTTGGTGATGTCGCTGTCATCCTGCCTGCCACAACGCAGCAGTACTGGGTCTCCAACGACACAACCGGCGGCTCCTACACTCTGAGCATCGGCACTGACGGCCAGACGGTTCCGGTGGACGTGCCGCGCGACAGCCGGGGCATTTACTACTGCAACGGCACGGATGTCGTTAAGGCCGACACGGCGTCGATTGCTCTGCCGATTGCCATCAGCGACGGTGGCACAGGTGCCAGCACGGCTGGCGGCGCGCTCATAAACCTGGGTGGCACGACCGTCGGCATTGACGTGTTTACTGCCTCGACCCAAGCCAATGCGCGCACCGCCATCGGCGCTGGCACGGGCGATGGCTCCGTAACCAGCGTTAGCGGCTCAGGCGGCTCGACGGGACTGACGCTAGCTGGCGGGGCCATTACAACCACTGGCACGTTGACCTTGGGAGGCACGCTGGCTGTAGCTTCCGGCGGCACAGGCAACACCTCCTACACAGATGGCCAACTGCTGATCGGCAACAGCTCCGGCGGCGGTTTGACTAAGGCAACACTGACGCAAGGCAGCGGCGTCACCATCACTAACGGCAACGGCACGATCACCATTAACGCTACAGGTTCTGGCGGCAGCGTCACCAGCGTGGCGTCGGGAAACGGCTTGACCGGCGGTCCGATCACTACCACCGGCACTCTTAGCCTCGA